GGGCGACCGGGTGTGCTGGGGCGAGCCGTTCGAATTCACCGCGCGGCGCTCGCACCCCATTGTCTCGACCGCGCCGCTGCCGGTGTTGTTGGAGGAGTTGGGTTGGCGCGCGACGTCGGCCTTCGACCGCGCACAGATCACGGTGCAGCGGTACCGGGTGGCAGACTGTGACGTGTTCCAAACCTTGTACTTCCCCGACCCCGACACCAGCGTATACCGCGCGAGCCTGACGGGGTCGACGTTGATCGTCGAGAGCACCGACCCCTTGGAGCGGTACGAGTACGCCGAGGTGTTGGACGCGTTCGGCATCGAACAAGTCGCCGAGCCGCTCGGAGTGGTGCAGCAACACTACGGCAAGATCGCCCCCATCCCCGACTCCGACCGCAAGGCGCTGCTCTTCCGGCTGACGCACGAGCAACAAATTTATTCGCTCGGGCGATTCGCCACTTGGCGCAACATATTGTTGGACGACGTGGTGCATGACGTCTCGGTGATCAAGAAATTGCTCCAATCCAACGCGTACGAATTGCGCCAGCACGCGCGATAATTTCCTTCCTCAACTTTAGAAAGATTGCAATGAAAATATCTCTCATCAACAAGACTCATGACGCGGAAACGCTTTTGCTGTTCACCAAGAACACAAGGTTGAACTTGTCTCCGGGCCTCATGGGTGAAATTCACAATTGGACGCAAGAGCGCAAGGCCGCAGAGCTCAGCGCAGCTGCCAAGACAATAAAGTCTTCGTGGGAGTTTGTCGATGTGACGTTCTTGATTGAATGTGTTAGCCGGGCGACGGCACAACAAATCACGCGCACTCGCAACGCTTCTTATGCCATGCAGTCGCAACGCGTCACGGATGTGAGCGCAATGGCCGTTCACACTCCAGAGATCGCGAGCGCGTCCTTGAAAGAGGCCTACTCCAAGGCGGTGGCCGCGTCTTTGGAAAGTTATTCCAAATTGGCGCAAGGCGGATTGCCTTTGGAGGACGCAAGAGGCGTGTTGCCGATGAACATAACGTGCAACCTCGTGGCAAAATACAACTTGCGCGCTTTCACGGACCTTTGCAAAGCGCGCGCCTCTCTCCGGGCGCAAGGAGAATATTCTGCCATCGTGCGCGAGATGCGCGCGGCGGTCGTTGCGGCTTGGCCGTGGTCGGAGCCGTTTTTTGCGAACGAGCACGACGTCGCAATTCGGATGTTGGAAGAAGCCGCGAAAGAAATCGGCATCACCACGGGCAAGGGTCCGGGTTGGGAAATCGCCAAGGCCATCGATTTGCTCAGGAAGGATTGAATCATGGCTTGCATGTACCAATTGACCTTTCCGAACGGCAAGTCTTACATAGGAATAACCGTGAAAACGGCCGAAAAGCGTGCACAAGGGCACAGATGCCTTGCAAACACAGGAGGAACAACAGCTGTGGCTTGCGCGATAAGGAAGTACGGAACTTTCGAAATAAAAACTCTCGTTGTCGCAGACATAGAATATTTGAAAGAGCTAGAGATAAAAGCGATTGCGGCGTTCGGAACGCTTTCGCCGAACGGTTACAACATAGGGCTCGGCGGCGACACAAGCCCTATGCTCAATCCGGCAATCGGCGCGCGTTCTAAAGGAAACAAGTATGCAGTTAGAACAGGGAAACCGCCGTTGATTCGTTCAGAAGAATACAAACGCAAACAGAGCGCCTCTAAGATGGGCAATAAATACGGTATTGGAAATAAAAACACGGTTGGAAAAACCAACGCGGCCGGCAAAAGAACCCCAGAGCAGTGCGCAAGAATAAAAGCCGCCGTCATCGCGTCGTATGCGCGCCGTGCGGCAGAAAAAGGCGGCGCGTAATGGCCAACAATTACCAGCCGCAGCAGCAAGAGAAGGGCCGCAAAAAGTTCGCGATCTGGGACCTTGATAATTGCCTGAGCGACGACCGGGCGCGCATCCCGCTGATCGACTGGCCTCAGACCAACCCCGAAGAACGCTATGGCGTGTACCATGCGGCGTGCTTCGACGACCCCGTGGGCAACTTTGCCGTCTTCGCGCGGTATCTGGACGCGGGCCACGTGCCCGTTTTCCTCACGGCCCGGCCCGCGCGGCGCCGCACGGAAACGCTTGCATGGATTGCGGCAAGGTTGAATTGCCGGGAGCCGATTCTGATGATGCGCAACAACGGGGACAATCGGCCTTCGGTGGAGTTGAAGCGCGAGATGTTGCACTCGCTGCCCGAGTACGGCGTGGCGCTGAAGGACGTGGTGGCCGCGTACGACGACCGACCGGACGTGGTGGCCATGTACAAGAAAGAAGGCATCGCTGGCGCGGCCGTGTTGGCGATCCATGACGTGTGCGCGTACACGCCGCCACAGCAAGAGGAGTTCAGAGCGCGCTGGATGGCGAGAGAGGCCGCGTCTATCGTGCAACAGATAGACGACACTCTTTTGCGCAACCACGGCATGAAGGTTGGGCGCACGGAAGGGTTCAATTTTGTGCAGTCCCCCGTCGTCACCAAGACCGCTGCCGACATCCTCGGCGAGATGGCCGAGACGTACCGCGAGCGCAATGCCGTGTACGGCGACAATTTTAAGAGGGTCGCCAAGTTGGTCGACGTTTTGTTCCCCGACGGCGTGCCCAGCAAGTTGGTCAGCAACGACCAGTGGCACTTGTTCGAGTTGGTGCTGGTGAAATTGTCGCGGTACGCAATCAGCAACTTGTCGCACGAGGACTCCATCCACGACCTCGCGGTCTACGCCGCAATGTGCGAATCCATCCTTCACAACACGGGAGCACCACAAACATGAGCAACATTTTGGTCACCGGCTCGGGCGCCGGGCTCGGGCAAGCAATTTGTGCGGCGCTGCGCCGCGACGGGCACAACGCGATCGAATTCGACCGCAAGGCCGGGCACGACGTGCGCGACCCACGCGGCACGTTCGGGCCTTGCCCGGAGGGCTTGGACGTGCTGATCAACTGTGCCGGGGTGAATATCACGGGCTGGTTGGAGGACGTGACTGACTCTGACTGGGACACGGTGATGGACGTGAACGTGAAGGGCATCTTCAAGATGACCCAATGGGCCTTGGGGGCGCTAGAGTACAACACCGGCACCGTGCTGAACATCGTCTCGAACGCGTCGCACATGCCAATGACGACCTCGGCCGCGTACAACTCGTCCAAGGGCGCCGCCCACATCCTCACGCTGCAACTTGCCCGCGAGTTGACCAAGAAGTCGGGCGTCACAGTTTTCGGCATCAGTCCTAACAAGTTGGCCGGCACCGAGATGTCGCAGGACATCGAGCGGCAAGTGGTCCATCACCGCAAGTGGTCGCCCGAGTACGCGCGGCAATACCAACTGGCTGCGCTGCTCGCCGGGGAGGAGACCGACCCCGCACAGTTGGCCGACTTTGTGCGGTACTTGCTGACCGACAAAGCGCATCACAAATTTCTCACTGGCTGCATTTTACCTTACGGAGCTTAAACATCATGCAATTCAAAATCGAACAAGTGGCACTTTTCCCTGCCGACCCCGCTGCGGCAATCGAGCTGTTGACCGCGATGGGGCTGGGTGCTTGGGCGCGCGACAACGTGTTGGCGGAGGGAAAGGTCTTCGGCGATCGGGCGCTGTCGCAAGGGGCCTTGGCGTTCAACTACGAGGCCTCGTCCGACAAGGCGCTGGAGCTGGAAGTTCTGAACTACGTTGTGGGCGACCACTGGATGTCGGGCCGGGAGCCGTCGGTCTCGCACTTGGGCATGCACTGCTCGGCGGAAGATCTGGAAAAGTGGCGCACGTTCTTCGCCGAGCGCAAAATAAAGGTCGCGCAGGAGGTGAACACAATTCGGCACACCAACCCCGTCATTGCGGGCAAGCGCTTTTACACCTACTGCATCTTCGACACTCGCCGCATCCTCGGCGTGGACGTGAAGTTCATCGTCCGGAGGGACGTGGCGTGACGGTGCGCTGCGGCATTTGCGGGACTCGTCGCGCCTCCTTTGTCTCTCTGATGAAACATCAGGGCGACAAAGGACACCAAAAACCGTGCACTTGCGGCGGGTACCACTTTCCGCACCGCCCGGGGAGCCCGTGCTGCGAGAGCAACGCTTACGTCACGCTCGAGCGCGCAAAGCGTGCTGGCGCCAGCCCTGAAGAGCGGCTGGAGGCGTTCCTCACTGACGCGTTGTTCGGGCAGCACAAAGCTCAATTGAATCAGGAGTGTCCATTTTGATCGCCGTCATTGACTGGGAAACAACCGGGCTCACGCTGCACCCCAACGCCCCGCTGAGCAAGCAGCCGAAGGCCATCGAATTCGGCGGCATGAAGCTCGACC